TTCTAAAGTATTACTCCGAGGCGGCAGGCGCCACTGCCGAATTTTTTATAGGCGACATCACAAAATGTATGCTATTTCTAAAAATTACACCGTCGTACGCATCTCTTTACAATTTCTTGCAAGAGTCTATGTATAAAGACTACGACTGTCCGCCTGCCCTAAACGAACTAGAAAAGAGCTATCTTGTTAATCAGTTGCGCGAGATAACCGGTCTCGACAACAAGATCGACTATGAAACCCTCAAAATATTGAGAGCTACACTCGGCAGGGTGTTCAATTATCCCATAGCACGTTATCCGCGCATCATACTGATGGAAGGCATCAAGAAGGTGCGTAATGAGAAACCCTATCAAATCGAGGAAATAATCTACGAGCGGTGGGACAACATGAGTCGGTTAGAACCGCAATTCATTATAGACGAAAAGAGTCGATGTGTCGTCGAGAGCGAAAACATTGAATTGACCGACCAAATGCTCAAATCAATAGAGCACATCAACGTCGATAGGGTGTTCACAAACGCTATAAACGCTATATTCTACAGTACTCTCGAAAATTATGCCGTGTCCAATTGCAAGTTTAACCCTGAGGACTACAATCACATATATTGTTGCGCTGATGTAGACGAAGGATTTAAAAAGAAACGCATTCTTTAATTTTATAAGAGTATATTTAGAAACATGGACGGTCGCATGAATAGATCCCGCTCACGTAGCTCAAGTCGTCGTCGTCGTTCTTCTGGCGGCAGGAGGCGTGTAGGCAGACCAAGGGGCAGTCGCAACACGTCTGGGTATCGACGACGTGTGGGTAGACCGCGTTCACGATCTCGTTCCACTGACGGAAGACGTAGGCGTCGTAGCCAAGGCGGTCGCCGTAGATCATACGACTACTAACATCTGACTGTGTTGTAGCTGCATTTAGTGCAGATCTTAATGAATGATACCGCTTCGTCGCCTGATCGTAGTTGCTTCTCTATCAGCATAAATGTGTGATCGCACGCTCTCAATGTAAATCCTGCGATACCGATTAGTGTAGTTGTAGCGCTCTTGTCGTCTTCCAGTTTCAAAACGTCGTCATTTAATATTTTTCTCACTTTAATTTTACGTTTTTTTTTCGGTTTTATACTTATGCCCTGTATCTTCTTTTTGAGCAACATATTTTTCCAATTCAACGAGTATTTGTACATGATGTTGTCGATGGGTTCCTTTTTTAGCTTCAATGGCTTTGTATCAAATTGTTTATTTTTTATTGTATCGACATAATCAATAATGTCATTACGACGCTTCATTAACAATTCGCATGGACACATTTTGATCATATCTCTGTTGGCTCTCAGCATTGTATACAACTCATTGTATAATTTAAAGTCGTTGATTGTGCTCACAAAAAGTTTTTTTATGCATTCTTCGGACAACCGAATCTGTTTTCTTTCGCGCGTAATGTCAGTTAACGGTGGTATGTACGCGTACAGCGAATGAAACAGGTGTCCCGTGTTAATAAAATTAAATGTTTTATTTTTAACATTTTTTGGAAAATTAACAATCAAAAAATCAATCAAGCCGCTATAGTCTTCCGATTGTCTGAATTTTGAGAACGTCAAGAAGATATCGAAGCAAGTGTAATGGATCTGGCATGGTGCTGTCTGAGGCGTCAATTTTGTTTTTTCAAGCGACATATTCTCATATTGACCGAACTGCAAGACGTCAAATATATTACGCGTGACCACTTGGATCGCTTTGAATTTATTTTATTTCAAAATCGCGTAAACAAAGGAGACGTGCTCGACTTGCAAAAATACTTAATGGTCTCTTTCAAATGTCCTGACGACATGAGAACCATTCGGTTTTATATAAAAAAATCATTCAATATTAATAATTTGGGGCATGTGTATGTGATGCAAAATAATTGCATGCCCATTTACGCAATGCTCAAAGAGTGGTATGTTCAAGACGCGTTCGATATTTATGAAATAAAACACAACAATTGTATAAATGAGCCGCCGCACGTCTTGGTGTTTGATCTGGACAGCACTTTAATCACCGATCAAAAACACATCAATATACGTGACGAGCGCATATACGACAGTCTAAACGACTTGCGTAAAAGAGGCTGCATACTAATATTGTGGTCGTACGGAAGCGAGCGGCACGTCAGCGAATCTATGGACAAGGCTAAACTAAACTCGTACTTTGACATCATCATATGCGGAGGTTACAAGATAGACACTAGCAAACGCAAAACGGCCATAAGTTACGACAAGTACAATAATAAAATATACAAAGACAATTTTTTTTACTCGGACGTAACCGACGACCATTTACCCAAATCACCGCGTGTTGTATTGTGGTATTTGCAAAACAAAGGTTTCAATCACATCAAGAGCATTACGTTGATTGACGATTTGAAAAAAAATAATTATTCGTATGATTTTTTTGTAAATTTAAAACCGTGTCCTGTGCCGCGTGATGACTGGCATATTTATCATGATGAAATTATGTCAAATTTGGACGAACATGACGTCGAATTTAGACACGAGATGAATTTTTAAAGAATTTGGACATAACCCAAGTGTATTAACAAGTTTATTATATCTAGTACGCTGTAGTGTATCTGGTTAACTTGTAATAGAATTTTAGTATCACTAACGTTTTGCTTCACAGTTACAAAATGCTCCAGTATAGTTAGACTATTAATTTTTGTACAAACTACCGAAAAAAGACCCGTCTCATTAATCGATTTAATGTTGTCGTAATTAAATTTAACCACTGCAAATTCTTTGGGGCAAAACGAGCTGCTCGATTCCAGATAATAAAATAGTTCACCCGCACTATTATAAAGCACAATATTCTCGGGCCGTATCACAAATAGTCTCTCTACGCGGTCGCGGACGGTCAGATCATACACGTCGATATACGCGCCGAAATGCAGAGTGTCTCTGAAATCACTGACTAGTTTATCTACCGAGGCCTGATAAGGATTACAATATAAGATCGTGTAGTATAACATTAGTAGTGCTACAGCTACAATGACTACCACAATAGATATCAACAGCATTATTACTCGCGGCTTCAATACGTGCGAGCGCGATGATGTCCGTAGTTTAGCGATAGTACAAGAGCTAGTCTTAAAACATAGTACAAGTAACACAAAGAAGTTGATCATTAACATTGACATATTCAAGAATTTGTTGCTGAACATGACGACGCAATCGACGCGACCAAAAAAGAAGATTTGTTGCGTAACCAATGACTCTCATAATAGCAAGATTCAGTTGCATTACTGGACGATTCAAGGAAATTATATACACATTAAAGTGTGTCCCTTTGCCAAGATTGAAGACAGAGGCAAAATTGAAGCTATCGTGAATTTTAATCAGTTCTTTAAATCACAAGACGTCAACTCTGACAATAAAATAGACAAAACCTTGTTGCCCACCCATTACGTAGAGGCTAACGAGTATGTGTATTGGCCCAACCTGGTGTGCTCTTTTTTTGGATGGCGTCTTTATTTACACATGAACGGCATAGTGTTGAATGAATGCATACCGTTGCCTCATCATGCGACACTTGGCAATCACAATTTGTTTGTGTTTCAAGAGTCATACCAACCATGCATAACCATTGGTCTGCAAGTTGGAACGGAAAAGAACAAAATGTTTGTCAACACCAGATGCAAGGACGACATAAAGAAGCAGGGAACCAAATTTATGACATTTGAAACGATGAACGACGACAAGCTGATTTCTTGTTATTTGTTGAACCAGCTTGTTAATACTAACAAGGATTGGTTTGATTTTTTACGAGATGACATGTTGTTAAAACGCTGTAAGACTGTACCAGAGTTTGAACATTTGGTTCAAATCGACACGGACAATTTGAAATGGTTCAAGAATACTGCACCCACCATGGACAATAAGAATGTTCGGCCAGTGTACCTCCAGAATATTACACCTAGTAGCATATATGATGCTGAAATCAAAAAGGTGATTGATGAGGTGATTGAAGAAGTGGAGCTGTCGATGATGGAAGAGTTGTCTAAACATGATGTAGATGATAGTGTATTGCAGTGGTATTTGAGGGAATCAAAATTTGTCAATTTTGAGTTTTTAATGATTGTCGTCTGGCGTCAAGTCAAAGCTAGGATTGCTGATTTTAATTACACTGAAACGGACATTAAACTGTGTATAGAGGTATTGTGTGAAGCGCTTGATAAGTATCAAGATGGCGATTTGCTTGATTACTGCAAAGTGTACATGAACGTTAAAAAAGGTGCATTTGATGACATGTGTGACAGCTTTACTTTTACAAGAAGCGAAAGTGTTGAATTGGGACTGTATTACTCTATGCATGTGCTCGTATACAAAAACACTAGTGCGTGGGTGTACAACAAGCATACAATTGATACGTCTCAAGACATTGCCCTGTTGTGTAAATCATATTTTAAAAAGATTGAATCAAACGGTACTTTTGTCTTCAACGGAGAATATTACAAGGTGAACAAGAGCACTGACCAAAGTGATTCTTTTTTGAAACAATTGAAAACTGTCAAAAGCGAAACTCTGCCTCAGATCACTTTTAATAGATGCAAATATTTGTATAACACTAAAGACGGCCTGTTTAATGCTTTGTCTATGCGATATCATGATTTGTGTCCGTGGATCATGACCAATTGCACGTTTAAAATGTTTTCACATAGACAGGAGATTGAACCTGTTGCTCCCAAGCAATTGATCGATTTCATGATGGATCATATGAAGGACGAGTTGCAGTTGTTGCTCATTTATAATGTAGCCTGTCAAGCGAGACATTTTAAAGTGCAATTGTATAACTACACTACGACTGTGAACACAAACAATTGTACGTATTGCCGTACCACAGCATTCAATAATTTACAGATTGCATTCAGCAAACTGTGGAATTTGACAACCGACGAACTGATTTTGATGGGTATATATGTAAATATTAATAAAATGAAAGAGTTTCGTGCCAACAATATTTGCGGGGACTCGTGTGGTAGTCAATGCGATTGTATCGATAGTTTTCAACTAGATAACGTAAAGGGTCTGAGAATAGCCATCATGTTGAATCTTATTTGTAATGATAGCAATGTCACAGAAATTGTTTGGTCTTTGTTGAGTAACAAACAGGATTATTTTTCGGTATTGAATAACATCATGGACGAAAAGTATTCAGATTTGATTGATTATATCGCCAAGAATCAGGGCACTATCATAAATTGTCTGTATGATAGTTTTGAGTTTAGAGAAGAGTGGCTGGTTAATTTACTCGAAAATTGTATGAAAATTGACATTAATAGCGTCATTACAGAGGTCGTGGCATATTACGAAATAAAAAATGTAATTTTTAAGCCGATAGTTCCTATAGAAGAGTATTTTGTCAAGTATAAAAAGTTGTCTGAAGCTGTACAAACATGGAACATTTGGTGGGATAAATTGATCATAGCCAGACCCGAAGACGATATGTTGTCGTGGTTAGTCAGGTTTTATAAACGTATTGTCATGTCTCGTATCAACATTAAGGGTATATCAAGCAATCTGTTGAATCAGATCATTACAGGGTATTTGTATTTTAGAATTTTAACTAATTTTAATGATGCCAAGACGTCGACATTGATTCACATGTCCGCCAGTATGGCCATTCCGTGCGATTATGAAAAAACTCTTGTAAATATTGTGGGTAAATCGGACAGCGGCAAGTCGAGTTACGCCGACGTAATGAGCGATCTCATTGTTACATATAGGCGCGATCAAAAGGCGTATAATAATTCAAAGGGTAGTGGGCCTGATGATATGGAGGCGCGTAAATTGATTAGTCAAATGTACGTCTTGAACGAGGTATACCATTTAAATGCCGATTTCATTAAAACTCATGTCGATTCTAGTAAAGAGCAAACTGCTATGAAAAAATATGAGCCTCAGCAGACATACAACGGCAACTTTAAAGTGCTTATGCTCAATAATGATTTGGTGCATATCAGTGATTTTGATCAAGCCACTAAAAATCGATTCATTGTAGTGTATTTCGATCATATATTCTCTGATATTGACCATGCAAATCGTGACACTGACGGCAGCTACATGAAGCTCAAGTTTAGTGGCTCGTTCTATGATCACTACAAGCAAAATGTGTTTCCTAAGAAGAATGAATTCAAAAAAATTGTAACAGAGCCGGTTAGAAAATTTTTATTGCATGTATTCACGTACAACAGGGATCCCAATACGGGTTATATATTTTATAAACATTTAATGTTAAACGATCCCAATTACAAGCACAACATGATGTGTCTGGAGGTTGCCAACTGTGCCTATACTCGTCTCAAATATGTACTGCGTTTACAATATGAAACGGGTTCGTATGTGAACAAAACTGCCGCTATTGCGTCTATCAAAGACGCCTGTGAGTTTGTCGACAAAATGAAGCATGCGCAAGACAAAAAAAAATTGGATGTCGAGTATTTAATCAATAGATTTCAGCAGGAGCACGAGAACATGTTGAGACATAATAAATATATGGGCATCAAAATGGCGTCTATTGACGATTTTAATCTTGTGAAACCTAGTCTTAAGGCTTAATGTAACAGTGTAATAAAAGTATTCTATTGTATTCTAAACGACTTTTCATTTTTTACAAACACCGTGCCAGCATCATTGATTTGAGTGTATCCCCATTCCTTTAGCTTTAGTTGTATATTTTGATTGTTTGTTACGATCATTATGGGATAGCTTACGTCTCTGACGTCGGGCACTGTGGTTGAATTGGCGTCCAAGAGACAATAGACCATTCCTTCCGATTCGTATCTAGCCATGTTTGCAGATACTTTAAGCTCTGTAGCGTCTACTCCCTTGAATATGATGAAGAGATTCTTAAACTGCTTTATAGTGAAATTAGCCGTATTTTTGGTTGAAGCAGTAGATGTTGTAGGTACACTATTATTGGTCAGTGCTGCCGAAGTGGGATCGTTTAGCACGCCAATAAACACGCTGTTGCCGCTCACACTTTTATTTCCCATATCAATTATTTCATTGTACGTCATGGGTTTTTCGGCTATCACAACTTTGGCGATACTGTTTTCGCCGTACGATACTCTCAAATTTTTCATTTTGGGCTGATTGAATCGAACATTCATTCGACCATCCTCTTGCACTTGTACTGAATCACTGCTCTGTGTCAATTGCGGCGACGATTCATTCACTGAATCAAGATTTAATTTATTGTTGACCCATAAAAAGTATAGGACAGCCAGTACAACTAGCACCAAGACGATCGTACCTATCATATCGTTTTGATTTGAATGATTGATTGGTCAGATAAACGTTTTAAAAGCGCACTTAAATTATCCTCGTCTAAATTGTGATTTCGAGGAAGCAAGACAATTATCTCGCTTTGAAGCCTAAACAATTGAAATAGGCTAACAATAAAATTTTCGCAGTAATCGAGTATGTTTTTACCAAATGCCGTGTTGTCGACGTGCTCTTCTATATTAGTCTTATACATCACCAGTGCGTCTAACAACACGTGATTTTTATAAAAATTACCATTAAAATAATGTACTAGGTCGTCGTACGCCTTTTTCATAAATAAGGCTTCTTCCTTTTTTAATTCAGCAAAAAGACTGTATTTGTCGCAAGACGCATCGATTACGCTTTCGTTGATTGCCTCGAAATATATAGTGTCATTGCCATAGTCGGGCTTGTCATTTTCCACGTCGTGTGGCGTAAATAAGAACAGTTGTATTGTGTTCATAATGATTCCTTTAACGCCGCTCTATTCGCGTTATAAAGACAGCTTTTTTCTATTTATTTTTAGATTAATGGATTTGATGAGAGTATCGACATCAGACAAAATGACACTTAATCTATCTAAAGAATTAACCTATTTGTATCATGTTGCCTGTTTGATAGCCTACAAAGATGTGCCAGAGAAAGAAATTGCAGAGTTGCAAAGTTGGGCCATAGCGCTACCAAAAAACATTAAACTAGATGAAATGAAGCAACTGTTTATTGAAAAAATGAACGAGCTCAACTTGCGTGCGTTCCTACCAAAAAATTATACGTATACGTTTACTACCATTTGGGACACGTTTCATCTAATGGCTATGATAGTGGATGATATGGTCGCCAATCGCGACAAGTATAACTACAATTTTATCACCCATCACTTGAACAATTTCAAGTCATTCTATATAAATATATTTATCAAGCTTCTATGTCCCGTATGCGCCTATCATTACCTACTGACACGAGGCGTAATGGTGGTCGCCATTGAACAACTAGAGATTGCTCTGCGCAAAGAGCATGAAGGCACACCTATAGTGATGGTTGACGAAATAAACAGAAATAAAGGTTTAAAAAATTATTTATTGACACACTACATTGTCTATACAAGTATGGAGTTTCACAATCATATAAACACCTATAGATATATACAAAGAAATCTAGGAAACATCAATGAATACGTACCTATGCAATGGAACAATTACAAGAAAGATTTACAGCTTACGTGAATTGACTAGTGCATACACAATTAAAGTGCCCGTTTCTTCATCCCTAATTACCATACTAGACACATAATTAGAAGGCACAACACGTGACGGACTAGGCAAAATGATATGTTGTTCCGTGATGACTGCCTGTTCGGGCGTATAATCCTGGTCGACTCCGCCGTCCTCCATCGGGTAAAAGTTTTGCAGAATGTTAGTGTCGGTGCGTCGAATCCTCGAGGTTTGCGGAGAAAACAAATAATTCATAATCTCTTCTTGTGGCACCCTATCAAACCGTAAATGATTGAGTTCGGGATAGCATTCAACGCTATACTTGGTGTAACTGGTAAAGGCAAAAGTTTCAACAAGTTTTTCTTGTCCTCCTGGTTTTTCAAACATGCTATCAAATGTGTGCTCGCTAACACATTTGTGTGAAAAATAATTCACTAGCATTATTAACATCAGGTTACTCATGTCCCTGTCGTCGTCGAAACGCGCCAAGGCGCTTATCGACACGTTATATTTTTCTACATCTTGATACACAGTTTTCGCATTGAACATATTGTATACACCGTTCAATCTATAGGTGTCTTCCAAGTATTTATGCTCGTGAAACACTGCATTTTCAAACAGCGTCGATTGATCCTCCCAAATGATTCTAGGTCCCATGTCCATGTTTTTAGTTAGGCACAAGTCTGTCGCGTCGCAATTTCAATATACGAATGGTGTTATCGTCGAGTTCCGCCTCATATATACCGTTACTCATCAACGCAATATTGTTATCGTTATGTACCAGCTTATCTTGACTGACGACGCCTTGTGATGTGACAAAATGTGTTCCGTTATACTCGACTTCAATGGTTTTTTTGTATTTATATTTAATGTATTCCAACGCTTTGTTCAAGCAAACGTATCCATCGGTCGAGAGCGTGCTGTAAGATGATATCGGTAGCGGTGGATCAAAAAACTTTTGAAAATGCAACACGCGATCGGTGTCGAATACAAGACGTGTATCATTGAATACGGTATTGAGGCACTCGATCGCGTCTAGAGGCGCCACGTTGTACGGATCCAACAATAGCTCGTATTGTGAACAATTATTGTAGCTATACTTGAACACGTGCAAAATGTCCGTCATATAAAACGTCTTGTCGTCCATCATTTCGCATTGAAAGCACACTACATGATTGTGATCAAACGGCGTCGTCTGCATTATACCGCTAAACATTTGCTGGTCGTCCATGAATATTTTTATTTCATTTCTAACAAAATAGCCTTTGCACCTGATACCATCTAGCTTAATTGCCCACTTGAGTATGTCGTTATTCTCAAATTCGTGCACATAACGTTCTTCTGTAAATTTCCTGTATATTATACTGTTTTGTAAAGTGGTATGAGGTAAATAGGGACAAATATCGTGCGGCTTTGCGATTTGCTCCATATCGTCAATGATGTTCGTCATGATGTCTAGTGACTGTTTCGATGGCGCATTACCCGTGTATTCGTATTCAATGCGCAAGCTAGCCAATATTTCATCGGAGCCAAGATGCGAGTTACGAATACTACTCTCGTGCGTTCCGTTCAATATGTTGAATAGGTGTATTTGTTTGGTGGCCATTGACGAGTCAAAAGTATCTATCAAATTCCTTGAAAAGTAGGTGGATTCAAATTTGATTTCGATATTGCTATTGTCGACGTGATGATATGTGCGCACTACAACTATTCGTTTCAATGGTGCGTCGGTCGTTGTGGGCCGTTCTTCATTGATTCTGTTCACAAAAGGCACAAGTTTAGAGCCTTGTACGTGCACAAACTTTTCTAGCGACAGTAGGTTTTTCTTGATTGTTGTAAATGTACCGTGTTCATAACGAGTCCTATTCTCGTTTTCATCGTAGAAATCTTTGTGTTCACCTTTAAACTTGTATTTCTCTTTGATATAAGTGTTGAATATTGAATAAACCAAATCTTGGCTCAGATTGATTGTATAAGAGATTTCTTTTTCTAACATCATCATGTTGCAGTTTCAAACCAGCCAAAACGGCAACGCGTCCGGACAAACTACGACAAATAACTGTGTATTTAAAACTGTACACACGTTTGATCGGTTCGGAGTTAGATCGAATCGACCCGAATGCTCAAGCGACGCATACTATACAGACGATGTCTACGTGTGCAATTTTCATTTATCCTACTATTTCAAAACAGAAAAAAGTATCGTAGTAATACCAGATGCTAAAAATCAAACATTGCCTATTCTGGCAGGACGCAGTCTTATACAGCAAGATGACAACAATCGTGTGGTGATACCGCTAAAACAAAACTATAAACGCGTCTTAAACATCGACAACATGCCGCTCGAGGAGCGACTCGTCTTCTATTTGATATACAAAGAAGACGAAGAAGTCAGAAGGATATGCGAACAATACAGAGGGAACATGCAATTGAAAATGGACCATATTAATTATATTTACACGGAGACTAGCAGCGTAATAGCTAAAAGCGATCCTAATGCAATTTGTATCAGAGTCAATACCACGTCTACTCGATTTTTGGGTCAGCCCGCCCAGGGAATACTTGATGACTTCGACATTACGCCTCCATTTATAGGTAACTTGATCAAGAAACTGGTGGCCCCTATAGAATTGAATTTAGGAGGGTCGGCGAACACTGGCAGCACATCATTTATACTTAGAAATTGTGATACTGTTGCCGTAACAAATGAAGGACTGACTGTTTTAAGGCTTTATAATGAAATCGATCCTACTTATGACAGAACACGTAGCGTTCAACGTGTCACCGTAACGCATGATATCGTCTTTTCCGAAGATTTAATTAGATCACGGCGGGCATTGATGCGTTACGACAAATTTCCCATTCATGTGCAGTTCTTCATGGGAACGGATACAATGTAGACCGTATACTACCGTACTTCGCAAACGATCCATCGCGCCAATTTAATTTTAAATTGCTACGCTCGACGGCGCAAAAATACATGTTGTGTGATAGCGAAGGCCAACATGTGTGTCAAGCGACCGGTTCGAACGCGCCGGCAAGTCTTATCTTTTCAGTACAAACGATCTATCGCAGCAATTTAAAATCAAATTGCTGCGATAGATCGTTATTTTTGTTGTCGAACTATCGTAGCGATTTAATTTTAAATTGGTACGCCGGTTCGTGGCGTCGATAAACGATCTATCGCAGCGATTTAATTTTAAATTGGTAGATTGGATTGTTTCATACAACCCAAGAACCTAATTCAAACGATCTATCGCAGCGATTTAATTTTAAATTGGTAGATTGGATTGTTTCATACAACCCAAGAACCTAATTCATTTTGCATATCGTCAATGTAATACAGTTTATCGTTGTCGGGCATGTTACATGTGCCCGTCGTCATGTCCACCCACGAGGGGTCTGGACACGAGAAATAATTATCTTCCCAACGATGTATAAATTTATTATATTTTTGTCCATCAAACGACTGGTTGGTCAGGTCGGTAAACATGAGCATATTGTTCGTGTGTCGTTTAATTACAATGCCCTCGTTCTCGTCTAGAATACACTGACACGCAATACTGCCGGTCATGAATGCATACGAGTTAATGATATTTGACAGGCCCACTGCACGATCACAGTGCTGGTCAATTTTAATGTTTTGTTTTAATTTAGCTATGGTGTCCTTTATGTGTTGATCGTTTACATCGCATTCTGTCAACTTGAACGTAGGCAATGAATAATAACACGAAAACGTTAATAATTTGTTGGTTAAAGTTAAATCAGGTCCGACGGGAGATGGCGTGGGTGGTCGATGTGATGGAGGTCGGGTTTCTGGTTGCGGCACATCAACACCACCTTCGCTAAATGGATTAAACGCCGGCATAATCATTTCATGTTCGACAAAATTATTAAATACGGGCAACACGGCGCCGCTGTCAAAATCAATTTGTTTTTCCGTGCTCGAAATGTCAATTTGCGCCGACGACTCGTTGTATGAAATATACGGCATCGTAGTTTTGGAAAAAGGTATATTTGCAGGGTATCGTTCGATATTTGCTCCATACAAATTGTTCAACTCTACACTTTCGTAGTTATATTTGGGTGCCGGTGTAGTATATTTTGACACATTCGTAGTATATAGGGCATGTATTTTGTGTAGAGTTGTGTCGCAAACGTCGTTTCGTAGTATATCAGTCAATATACGTTTTGTAAAGCTACGATTTTCGATGTAGTTTGACGTTTCTGACATTTGCGACGCGCATTGTTGATTATAATCGTCATCATGCGCTACTTCAAATAATTGCGGTCTAAAATATTTGTTGCCATCTTTAAAAACTATTGTTTCGATCAAGTTGTCGTCATGACACACATTTAATTTGGTGCCATCGAATATGTCATACATGCCATCGCCCATGCATTCGATCTCGCCATTATCGCTCGTGTTAATACCCATCACGTTTCTATCGCGTGCATACTCTACATGACCGTCTAATTGATTTGTACGAATTATTTCTTGTAAGTCTTTAGTTTTACCAACGAACGCTGTCTCAAACTGTACATTGTAATCGTTGCTATTAATTATAGGAAAGATTGGGTTTGTAATGGTGACGTGTGACATGTCGAACGGTACGCACTCGTTAGAAGTAGTGTCGAACACTTGTGATGGCACGCTAACGCCCAACCTGAATATTTCGTTAAAAGTTTTGTTGTCTACAATATTATGAGAAGGACACGCGATATCTTGTTGTTTATTATAGTTATCACATATTAAAACGCCCGTGTTGTATGCTATTATATCATCATCTTGCGGCTTTAATTGGCTTCCGGTGCCATCTTGAAACGTTAAGCATTCGCGGTCGCCGGCGCATTGATACTCGCCGTTCGAAAACACACGATTGACGCATGTTATGAGATCGCTCGAGTTGCGTGATGCACATTTCCAGAATTGATTGTTGCCGATATCATCTGTGAGATAGGTATAACCGATGCCGTGTAGCGCGCAGGGTTCAGCTCTAATACATGTCATCAAACGTCTATCGAATATATGATCGGCGTCGCATGATGTAACTACAGGCATATTGTTTTCACATTTCATGTATTCGTTAATGGCCAACGTGTCAGGAAATTGATTGAGCACGTAGCCGTCAGGTCGATTAACACAGTCATTACGTAATTGACAACTGCTCGTGATGTGATCGTAATAATGATTCTCTGGGCACTCTTCCACTATGTGCGAACCGCCTTGCAAGCACCGCAAATACATTGTGGGATGATAGGCAGCGGATGATGTAGTAGCTCTGTCGACATTATGGTTCAACACTAGTAAATCGATCAATCTTTCGTTCATACCGTACAAACCGGGCGCTAGGTTGTAACACGGAGGCATCGGTACACATCTCAACAACTCATCATCAAAGTATTCATTTGAGCCGCACGACATTTCGATCCATCCGTCGTCGCCTTTCATCATGTATTTTGTGTTGTCGCTTATGTGTTTTGCTATGCGAAACTCGTCGGTTTCAATCTTTTTGTCTAAATTTTGATTGATAAAATTAAATACTTCTGTTCTATCGTCATGCAATGTGGTACTCTTTAGTTGTAACGTGTCAGTGTCAAAATGAGATACATCATATTTATGTCCGTCAACACGCGACACGTATTTTAGAACAGGAGGCTTGGCGTGTTCGGCTCCGGTACGCCTCAAATATTCGTTTAACACATTTAACCGTGCATCAAATTCGTTTTCATTAAACTCATCATGTATTGATAAGTATAATATTGTAAAAAGCACCATAACCACAATGGCTATCAACAACACTGGAACAATGGACATTTCTGTTAATGTGACACAAACAATCAAGGAAAATATGACTATCTTGTCTTTTAGCGTTCAGGATGAATATCACTTAAAAAAACTAGGCGTCGGCGCATACCCACTGACGATATTCGAGACGAACCTGATCAAACAAATCAACAAGTTCAAGTATATAATTGAAACGAGCGAAAATAGCTACAATATATCGTTAAATTTTAACGCTTTAGGTGGCATAAATGTGTTGTTATTCAACAGATCGCCAATGATGCTAAAAAAAGACCAATGCTTGTTTAATATTATCAGCGAAAACGCAGAGAGCAATAATAAGATGATGCCTTTGGCAAATAGTTTAAGCGACACTAACATTGAAGAAGAAAGCGGTATCTTTGATTATTCATCGTCGGAACCTGACACAGACGAACCGGTGGTGACTACCGACGAAGATGACGACCGACAACAACAGCCTGAACCTAAGAGACAAAAACTTGACGACCTTAAACAGAATTAAATACGATCCTCAGTTGTTGTTGCACTATTTGTTTGACGGCAAGCCACATGATGACGTCGATAACAATACCATAAAAATTTACAAAGTCAGGGTCAAAAAAACTGGTGGTACTCTGTTATCACACTACTATGCGACTATCAGCATTGGCGATTCTACAGTATTCGAGTTTCATCCTGGCAGCCAACCGAAAACATTTCAAAATCCTCAAACGGACGGCATCTCGTTATTTGTCGTGTTGTTATGCGACGAGTGCTGCAAGCAGGAATTGACTCGATACGTGTTGGGAGAAAACAATTTTAACATAGCGTTCAATAACTGCGAAAGCATACTATGTAAACGGCTCAGCATGCAAACAGTGTTCATTGTGTTAATTTTAACTGTTGTCGCAATGAATATGGCGTATTTTTCAATGTTTTACATTTTTTTTATTATATTTTTAGTCATCTTGTTGTATATAAATAATAATTATATGATAAGTAGTCCATACGTATTAGTTTGCAAACACAAAGCAACTCAAAATGAACCCCGATACTAATGCACGATGCATGGATTTGGTCGAGACGATGATTGATTATTTCAAGACCAACGACATGACTAAAATGACACCTCAAACGATCGAATTAGTCAATACTATTCGCGACATGTGTATAGACTCTAATCCGATTAGTGTTAACGTAACAAAAAAGTTCGACAACGAGACGAATCTAATAAATTACTACACTAGACTGAACAAAGAACTAGGCGGTGTCGATGTGCCCGACACCATTTTTCAGCCATCTTTTGTGCTCACTCAAATGAAGGCGTATGCAAACAAATTTTGTGCGGGTAATTTGTCTCAAACCGCCTACTATTTGAGTTTAGCATTTGAATACATGATGGCGTCTGCGGTAGCACGTAATCAACCGCTGCCTTTGGCCACGGATGAAAGAGCACAAAATTACATGACGCTGCTGCTACAGCAGGCCGACATACCGCATAATCTGCAAACGGCAATAGCATCTCGTAAATTTAAGTCGTTAAACATGGTCAGCGATCTGGTCAATAATGTAATAGATGATATATTTACCCTAGAGTCAAACAACTATTACCGTGTAGTGTTAAATGAGAAGAATAAAGGTCGCGTTATCAGCTTTAGAGAGAACATGAACGACTTGGGACCGTTTAACGAGACGAAAGATGTGTTTCGTTTTATCGCCAAAATGGTTGCAAGTCGTGGCATTAAACCCCCGCTGATAGAAAACGCGACATCATTCAATTTTATTAGCATTAAGGATCAAAATAAGACTACGTGCCAACAAAGTTTGACAGAATTAGCCTTTCAGAACGAAGCGTTGAGGAGATTTATGTTTCAAAAATTATCATACAAAAACAAGTCGTCGTTCAATAGCGATCAACCGCCTACATCACAGCAATTAGACGTGGCCGCATCGGGTAGTATTACAGACTTGGGCATTAAGAAACGTAAATATATAGATTGACATAATGGAGTTGCCGTACGAACGACTCAGCACTAACACAAATATAGATCATATACCGCTCAAGTTGGCGTACCTGGACGCTGAACCGAAATCGTTTTATAAAAATAATGTGAGCGAAGTCGAAAACAGCGTCGACAATTCAAACGAATACCCCTATCATGTTCCCTACAACGCTACGACACCCATCTTTCAATACATCTTGATCGGTATACTATGCATCTTTATAGCGGCTGTCTTTGTATTTATTATATATTATTTTTTGATAAGGGATAGACGAGGCCGAGACCGTTCACGAACACGCACAAATTTATTCGATTGACACTATGAGTTTGAGAAACGAAGCATCGTTCGGAAGTTGGAAGGTTAAGATACATAACGATGCTCGTTTCGATAAATTATTTACATTATGTATAGAACGACAAAGATGTACGCCTGATGAAGTGAAAAATAGTGAAGTTTGGTCAAAATATTTGTACTCGAAGCCGTTTGCGCCTACAACATTAAAAAGTTATAAATCGCGTCTTGTCAAAATAATTTACTGTTTGATAGAAGACGACACTCTGGACGAAATCGACAACTACGACATGACACGCGAATTCGATTCGTTGTTTCGTCAGGAGCAATTGATCAATAGAGAAGAGTTGTGTCGTCGCATGATCGAGTTGCGTTCGGTCACTAAAGAAACGTTACAGCTCACCATTAATTTTTACACCAACGCAATGGGCTTAGACGAATATAAAATACCTAAGGTTGTCATGTTGCCTAGGGATAAAGAGCTAAAAAACATCAAAACCAAAGAAAAAAATATTATACTAAAAGAGTTTATCGACAGCGTGCTCGATTACATCAACAGCACCGTCAAGTATATGAACAGTGACTACGTGCACGATAAAGGGTTAATTCGAGGCGGTATAGTGTTTTTAATAATGTTGGGCACCGGCATGCGTATAAATGAGGCCCGTCAGCTCACTCTTGAAGACGTTACCAAGCTCATAAAATATGGTGAAGTAAAAAGTTCGATTAGGCTTAAACGAAAAAACAGTAATTTTAGTTTTATCAAGCTGCTAAATAAAAAGCCCCTAGAGCTGGCTCGAGAGATATACGCAAAGAATCCTAATATACTCAAAATTAGCAAGACGACATCGACTCCGTTTAAAGATTTTAAAAGACTTTTGGAGGAGGCGGGCGTCGAAGTCGAAAAGCCGCGCTCGAACATGATTCGTCATTATTTAACTAGCAACATGTACAACGAGGGTTTGTCGTTACGCAAAGTGTCTGAAATGATGAACCACAATTCCGTGTCCAGCACCAAGCACTACCTAAATAAGTTTCATCGAGGTCCCGCAATGTCCACATCGACAGCTGCATTTTTACACGGCGAGGCAGCTCACAGTTCTCGCGACGACGACGATCACACTACGGACGACGAGTCGAGTATCGAAGAAAACAATACAAGTAGTGATGACTAGATAAGGCCAAACCACACGTCATTATTTCTATAAGTTATCATTATAACAATGACGTTGTACTTTACGTTAATTTTCTTCATACTACTAGGCCTAGTATTTGAAAAGAATAAAGGACTATCGAACCTAATATTTTATATATTAATATTTTTCGTTATATTCCTACTGCTAATGCAAGTGTATTACATAAAACCAGAGTCATCACCAGCCATAATTGATACGGATATTTCTAAGAGAATAAAAAAGAAACGAACACTAGAAGACACGTTAGATGCTATTTTAAATAAAAATACAAGCTCAACGGATTAACATAATGTCGAATTTTGCCAACTTTTTTAGAGGGTTGATGGAAAAGGGAATCGAAAATTGCAAACAGTCTTATGTCGCTAACGAAATGTACAATAAACTAGCGACCCTAGACGAGTCGTATCAAGACAAGTTAACATTAATTATCAGAATAATTTTATCTGACGACGACGAAAACAGAACTACAATCGTCAATAATATTTTTAAAGAGTGCGACCTACCTCTAGAGCATCATCAAATACAATATTTGCAATCGCGAATGCTCAGCAATCAAGTACTCGTCAACATTTTACACGATTACATCGATGTTCATCGATTGAGTTATGAACAAATAGAAATTGTTGTCAAGCACCTATTTGCTGAGTATTCTGAAGCAAAAGTTTTAGATGAACGCGACTACAACATGTGGCTTGAACAAACTAATGCGTGAAATAAAACACAAGGGTTACAAAGAAATGAGCATTTATTTATTTAAAAACACCTAATTTTTTTAGCGCTGCAATCACCGTTTGCTTTGCGTTTGTTACCACACATGTCACACTTAATCGTATCGAGTTTGACGACATCTAAATTTTTCGGCTTTCGCACACTAAACGAAAATTCGCTTGAATGCTTGTACAAAACATTTAATTCATCATATTTCCTTTTACCGGCGGCCGTCAACATCTTGAGTACGGGATATTGGACATCATGCCTTTGTTGTGAATTATAGACCTCGCAAATCTCATTAAAAGTTTTGGCGAAATGTTCAGAATCACCAAACAGCAAAATGAGATCATTTATAAACGTTTTGAGTATGCCGACGTGCTTGCTCCAATTCATAACGTGTTCGTCGTTGTTGAATATTTTGACAGGAAACGACTTTTGCGTCACGTTTCCCGCAATATCAATGAGAACATAAGGTATGCGATCACCGTTTCCAGGCAAAAAGTCCACGCCCGAATTGACAAGTAACTGACGACAGTGTTTCGCGATTGTGATGGTCTCTTTCTTGGTGGAATCAGGCTCCGTATTCTTTTTGCCACCAGTGGGTTTTTCGTTGTACGACATGCTAAATGAATATTGATCAATGGTCTCTTCACTAAAATTTTT